AACTTGCTTCAACTCTTGGAGGTGTGGACAGAAAACCGCTAACTAAATGGCAACGGCTTAGAAGGAAAATCCACAACCTTTCACGTTATCGGCTCAGGTGGGTTAATATTGACGATTACGATTAACTGCCTAACTTCCACAGTCCAGCAGTGTACGAGGGAAAATCCTATTTCAAAGATCGCATACAAATATACTACACAAGCGGGAAAATTCCTAATAAATAGACTTAAAACTTTAATAATCAAACGAATAAAATGAAAACAAAAACGAAATCACTTCTTATTTACCTACTAATTTGTGCTATTTTCGGGTATATGCTCGGAGATAGTGAAACATTGGATGCTGCATTCAAAAATCCAATCCATCGGATACTTGCATCGGTTCCGTTTATGATATTGATGCCTGCCCTTTTGGTTTACTTTAGCAAATTAGAAAGGAGATGCCGCCGATGAAAAAGCCTTTTGCCCAACAACTCCAACAGCTATCCTTTGAAGATAGAAAAGAGGTGAAAGCTCGCATCATGAGTGACCTGAACATACTTCCACGGTCATTAGAACTTTACGTTTACGGGAGGATGGAATTAAACCCTTTGAAGGTAATGTACTTCAAAACCCTCTTCAAACAATATAATGTTATATGGTAGACAGAAAAATCCTACACCTGCCAACAGAAAAATTCTATGAGACTTCAAATCGGAGGCGTCTATACGCTCACTTACCAAAGTTCCCCTTCAATGCGGTTCAAATTGGCAGAGATTGACGGGCCTAAGGTGCGCCTCACGACACGGAACAACTCTTTCTGGACGAGTGCTGCCTGTTTAATTTATACAGGGCGCAAACAGCCTAAATGGAAGCGGAGGCTACAGAAAAAAGAGAATCGGGAAAGGTTGACCGTTCTTTATGCTGATTCCAATGTTGATTTAGACCCTGAAAAGACCGCTGCCATTGTAAAGATGCTAAAAAGCGATGAAATATTCTATTAAAAAGTGCAACAAAATGAACAATTTCACAAAATGTTTCGTACCTTTGTTTTGCTGTACATACGATTTTACTTAGGATAGTGGCAAAAAGGAGCCTCATCAGACATAACCCTAAGAAGTATGTGCAGCACTGATGAGGTTTTTCTTTTTGCCACACGCTTTTATTCCAGTTTCGGCGGGTTATAAAATGAAACGAGTCTGATTATTCAGACACAATGAGGGTAACGGAATACGACAGGAAAGGCCCGCTCTAACGAAGGCTGTTAACGGCGCAACGTACAACCAAAGGAAAGCTGTCGATGTTCAATGTACGGAGACTTAGTTCCAGCCCCTCGACTCTGAAAGTTGCTTAAAATGCTTTCATTGTTTAGTCCAAACTTGGGGGAATAGTACGGAAGAAGAGCCTTTTGCTTCAATAGTTAAATAAGTGTTAAAAACCCCGTTTTTTAGGTTGTCAAACATGTTTTACCCTATTGACATTCACAAAATTAACTATTAAATTTACACCGAACTAAAACTTAAAACCTATGAACAATCAAATTTTAACCGAACGCCCAAAGGGTATGGATTTTGACACTTACAAGAAAGTACGCAGGAATCAGAAAAACAGTATCCGCAGGTATTTGAAAGGGCGGTATATCTGTCTTGGTCAAACATTTATCGGTAGTACAAAACTTGCCAAATTCATTTAGCCATGATCATCTACGGAGACAAAAGAGACAGCCCACCTTGCGATGAATCCCTTGGCTACACGGGCATGGACGAACTTGAAGAAACGGAACCGACCGAGGCGGAAAAATTCGACGAGTTCAAAGACGATGATGAAGAAGTTTTTTAAACGATTAATAAATAAATCAAATGCTAATTAAACGAAGTGAAAGTTTCCCAGAGAGACCGGTTATCATTACTCTGTACGGCACACCGGGTGTCGGTAAGACCTCAGTAGCTTGTACAGCTGAAAATCCTATCTTAGTCGATTGTGACCGAGGGGCTGACCGTTCCTGTTACAGGGCTGACACAATCATTGCTCAAAAGTGGGCGGACGTTATAGAACAAGACAAAGAGTTCGCAAAGTACGGCACCTGCATTCTTGACACTGCCAAAGCTATCTTGGATGACTATCTGATGGTTTACGTGGTCGAAAAGGACTACAAGCTAAAGACCAACAAATTGAAGGCCTACGGGGCTATTGGTGACGAATTTAAAGCCTTTACGAACTGCCGTAGGGCTGAATCTTCTGACATTGTGGTAATTGCTCACGCCAAGGAAGAAAAAGACGGGGACGTTACCAAGTTCTCACCTGACATTACGGGTCAATCCAAAGACCTGATTCTCAGAATTTCCGACCAAGTAGGGTACTTTACAATGGTCAACAATAAACGGGTTATCTGTTTTGACCCTACCGATAGGACAATCGGAAAGAACGTGGCACGGATTGAACCCATTGAAGTACCGAACGAAAAAGACCCAGCTTTCAAGACCTTCATGGCTGAGATTATCGCAAAGGTAAAGTCTTCAATCCGGCAACAGTCAGAGGAGCAAATAGAAGCTCAAAAAGCGATGGATGAACTACAGTTGACCATTTCCACCTGTGAAAATTCTGATGATCTGATGCTTGTTGTTGAAATTTGCAAAGGTCTGCCGACCCACCAACAGGCAGGGGCAAGAAAATTGCTTAATGCGAAAGTTTTGGCATTAGGACTGAAATACGATGAGGCTACGACTTCTTTTATTGCCAAGCCAAAATGATTCACATCAACCATGTAACACTGCTCGAAAGTTTCAGGCGTTTCCAAGTGGGAACGTCCGAAACCTACGACACCGAAGAATCTTTGATTGAGAATCTTACGGGGGCGTTCAAGGGTAACGACCTGACGAACATTGGTTCAGCGGGGCATTATCTTGTAGAAATAGGTGAACAAGGAAACTTTGTATCGGATGAGGTTATTTTCTCCAAGTTTGGAGTTAAGATGACACCTGAACAAAAGCAACTATTCTTTGACCATGCACAGCAAATGAAGCCGTTTGTGCCCGAAGTGTGGCATAAGAAGATATTCAACACTTCACGGGGTGAAGTCCTTGTGTCGGGCACCTGTGACGTCCTACAAGGCACTGTCGTGCGTGACACCAAATGCAAGTTTCGCTCACCGTCCATGATGGACTACTTTGATAGCTATCAATGGCGGTTCTACCTTTCAATGTTCGGGCTTGACCGATTCATGTACGACGTGTTTGAGTTCTCAGGGAATAACTTTCGGGACGTGACACTTTTCGAGTTGAAACAGCGCGAACCGTTTGAATGTTTGAGATACCCGAAAATGGAAACTGACTTAGTCAAATTGATTGACGAGTTTCTCGATTGGGTTGAATATCGGAATTTAGGATGCTATTTAAAAACAAAGCCATGTTTACCAAGAAAATCCGAGATAAAAAGTATCAATCAGTGAATTGTTTACTATCTTTGTTTCGCAACGTTTTAATAAGCCCACTAATGAGAAAATCCAACTATTTATAATATTTCAGCTAAGGCTGGCACTTTGAAGCAAGACGTTGCACTCTGGGCGCTTCAATTTGTCGGCTTTGGCTGATTTAATATTTTGAATTATGGAACAAGAAATCTGGAAAACAGTCAAAGGGTACGAGGGGATGTACGAAGTAAGCGATATAGGGAGAGTTAAGTCTTTACCCCGATTAGCTCGCTACAAAAGTTGGAAACGGGGGGTTGGAGAAAGAATCTTAAAAATCCGACTAAATAGAGGCGGCTACCCAGTTGTTGACTTACATAACGACGGAATACAAAAAACCGTGTCGGTTCACCAACTTATGGCCATTGCTTTTTTGGGGCACAGTCCGAATGGATATTCTTTAGTTGTTGACCATATCGATGGGCAAAAGACACATAATTATGTGGAGAATTTTCGATTAGTTACGAATAGGTTTAATTGCACATTGGGGGTTAGGAGGGATCGATATAGATTAACATCTAAGTATGTGGGGGTGAGCTGGAGAAAACATAGAAAAAAGTGGCGCTCTCAAATAACGATTGAAGGTAAACAAAAACAATTAGGCGAATTCAAAAACGAAGTCGACGCTGCAAATGCCTATCTAAATGAATTATCAAAACTTCCGATAACACCACTACAATGAAAAACAGTGAGATTTTGAAACAGCAAGCCGATGAGGAGGAAAACGACTTAAAGGCGTTGGGCGTTTATACCAAAGTTTTACGGGAAGAACGTTACGAAAGGTTTGAGAACTACAAGGAAAAGTTGCTTCAAAAAGGCTACAACCTGACCGAATATGAGGCCAATGGGAAAATCACTATCGAGAATACGCCGTTTGGAATTGTTGATTATTTCCCAAAAGCAAATAAGATTCTGATACGGAGGTCAAACGACTGGAAAACGATGGGTCTAAAATGGATTATCACAAACTTGTTATTTGACTAACCATGAAAAATCTGCCGTTCGATAAGAAGCAAGGCGAGCCTGTTGACATCCGACGGCTCACGGCTTTCCTAACATTGAACGTGCCACTTTTGGCTAATGGATTATGGCAGTTAGTGATTGAGAAACCCAACCGCACAGACTTGGAGAATCGCACATTCTGGGGGTGGCTACGGCTGATTTCAGAGGAAACAGGCAACGACCAACAAACTTTGTACAAACACTACTGCGAACAATTCAACCCGCAAGGATGCACCTATTTCAAGGATGGCAAATTTTCACGGGGTGGAACGTCCGAACTGAATACAAAACAGTTTGCACAATTCCTAACCGAAATAAAAGCGGACGTATCGGTTGAACTTGGAATCGTTTTACCTACGTCCGAGGATGCAAGTTTTAATGAGTTTTATAGCATTTATATAAAATAAGCATTATCTTTGTAATGCGAAACTATTTTAGGAATATGGAAATCAATGGAATAATATTAAAGGCAAGGTTTATAATCTTTGGGCATAGTTTCGCACCTGTTCCCTCAAAGTTATATTCTTTGCCTTTTACTATACATTAAATCATGGAAGAAATTTGGAAAACCGTTAAAGGTTATGAAGGTTTGTATGAAGTGAGCAATTTGGGGCGAATCAAGTCGGTTAGCAGGATTGTAGCTAAAAAGAACGGGAGAGATTCTTTTCAAAAAGAAATCATCCGAAAAAATCAAATGATACAGGGATATTTTTTGTGCGGACTTTGCAAAAACAGCAAAATAAAATTACACAGAGTAAACCGATTAGTGGCTCAAGCATTTATAAACC